AAATCTTGTACTTGGACCTAATTGGGTAAGTTGTGGATCTGATTTCGGTGGATATGACGCAGACTGGACAAACAGATACGTGTACATCTATGCAACTACCCCTCCCACAATGGGTGGTGATTTATCTATTCGAAGTGGTCCTGCCGCGATTTATGTGCCAGCAGAAAGTGTTGCTGATTACCAAGCAGCCTCTCAGTGGTCTGCGAAAGCTTCTGTTATTCAAGCACTACCATCAGATCACTTAACAATAGATACTTGGTTATAAGGAGGAATAGAATATGAGTATAAGTTGTGATTGCATTGCTCCCCAGCGTGTATATGACTATGGAAATTCTGAAGTAGATTATGATGTTGATGCTCGTACTAAAATTAGGGCTCAAGAGTATTTGAATGATAATACGATTGATTATTTTGATCTTCCTTATTGTCAATCTATTGGAGAAGAGGCTTTTAAAAATAGTTCTCTTGAAGAAATTTCAGCGCCGGAGTGTAAGGAAATTGGGGCTTCCGCTTTTTATGGATGTGAAAATTTGGCAAATGTTTATCTTCCTGGTGTAAGTGTTGTACCAACAAGTGCTTTTTATGCAACTAAGGTTTCTGAAGGAAATAATTATTGGGATTTTAGTAGTGTAGAAAAAATTCAAGCAGATGCTTTTCGTAACTTGGAAGTTGGATCTACGGCCAGTCTTAATATAGAATTTTCTTCAGTTAAAGAGATTGGTAGTAGTGCCTTTGCAATGACAAACCGTTGGCCAAAAAATGGGCAAAGTACTGAACTCATTTTACCTAACTGCACAAAAATTGAAGCTGAAGCTTTCAAGGGAAGTTGGAGTAGTTATGGAGAGTGGCAAAAACAATTTAGTCTTATTAGTTTACCAAGAATAGAAACTATTGGAGATGATGCTTTTAGTATACTTGGTGAAGTTAACAACAATATTGAAATTCATTTTGGACCTTATTGTACCACCATAGGAAAAACGATTTTTTGGGATTGGGGATGTGAGCACGCTAAATTATATGTTTATGCAGTCAATCCACCTACTTTACAAGGATATTTTGTAAGTAATCTTGATGGTTCTCAACCTTTTCGACCTCCACTTATTTATGTGCCAGCAGAAAGCGTCAATGCCTATAAAACAGCAAACAGATGGTCTGCATATGCTTCTAGGATTGAAGCAATGCCAGAAGGAACTGTAATCCCAACATAAAGAAAAGACAGGCTTTAAAACCTGTCTTTTTTATTCCCAACTTACTATTTCTGTTTTCTTTTTATGCGTTTCTGCTACATACTTTCCAATTCCTATCGCGTCCGCTATATCGTCACTCACGCTTATATCATACTTATCCTTCACAATAAGTTGCATTGATCGTTTACGATCCGCGCGCGAGCGTCCTTTTACACCGACATGATTTCTCCAAGTATTCGTAGGACATATCACATAAGGAATTCCCATCTCAATACAGAGTTCGATTAAAATTCCTTGAAGCCGCGCGAGTGTTTGGAATGTCGTAACACCCATCTTCTCTTGATACTGTATACCTTCAATACCAATTAAATCACACTTCCAATTTTCAATCATCGATAGCAGCCACACTTTAATTTCGTGACAACGATGCCCTTCATCTTCACTAGTTGCTTCAAAAGTTCCAAAGCTTATGAGTTGGTCACCATCAAATATACTATAACCTGTCATTCGAGAGGCCTGGTCAAGAGCGAGAACTCTGTTTTCACCTTTGATTTTAGGTCTTATTTTATTTTCTTTTTGAACCTGTTTGAATTGGTTTTGTTTACAAACAGGACATTCTTGTTTTGTACGAATTTTCTTCCAGGGCGCAAAGACTTTATGTCCTTCCGCACATTGAAATTCCATTTCTGTATCTAAGTTTTGATAATCGGTTGAGATAACCTTCCAGCCATATGGCGCGAGTTCTTCTGCAATCGACTCAATCTTTATTCTTGCCATTTCTCCTTTCTACCTGTTAAGCGTTGATACATAACAGATCCCTCACGCATATAATTATAGAAATAAAGTGGATCGCTAATGTTTCCGACATTTGAGATTTTGTAGGTTGTAATCATGTTGTTGACCCATTCTACATCATCATCATATGGGCGTGATGTAAACTTTACTGCTTTTGCCCAATCTGCGGCGAATACCCATTGCCATACAGTAAAGCGATATTCAAGATTTGTAAAAGTGTTGGTTGCCCAGTTAAGATGGACTACTTTTTCTTCAGGACGACGCTCAAAGTAAGTAATGATCTTTGCAATAGCATGGTTATCAACGAGCCAATCATCACCATCAAGTAACCAAATGTATTCGCCACTCGCGCGCTCGAGTCCATCATTGCGGCCGAGTCCACTTGAGCGATACTTTCTATCTAAAATTATAAGATTTGGAAATGAGTCACCCAAAATCTCTTCAATTACTTCATGTGTTTTATCTGTGCAATAATCACAAATAAAAATTGGTTCAATCTCATTATGGTCATAAATCTGATATTTTAAAGAGACCAAAAGTGGCTCAATAAATTCTTCAAGATTATGTACCGGGATTACGAGTGAAATCTTCATTGTTCTATCCATTCCTCTATTTTATATTCTGACTTCTTCCATTGATGCATCTCTCGCGCGCGAGCTGAATTACAAAATGCACACATAGGATTGGGACTGTTCAAAAACTCTTCTATCTCTTCTGCGCTATGCTCTTCAACTAAAATACCACACTCTTCAACATTCATCTTACCCAATTCCGTATTTTTTAACTCTGGATAATAATTTATGAGATGTGGAAGATTAGGAATTACACAACACGGATAAATGCGGCCATCCTTTAAAAAGTTACATTTAGCCATCGAACCAGAAAAGCAATTATAGTATGCTAAACTTTCATCGAAGGCGCGCCATGTATGTATTGACATATTCCAAAAACCGGCTTTATCATATACCTCTACTTTAGGAAAACCACTTAATAATTCTCCATAACTAAGCTCCAAACCAGGATACATACTAATTGTAAGAGAGATATTATTTCTCAAAAAGATAGGTAAGAGCTCTTCTTTTCTCTTTTTTAAAAGTATTCCGTTTGTAACCACATTTACATCTGAAAAAGGAAAAAGAGATCGCACATATTCAAGCATCTTTCCAATCTCCGGATTTAGGAGCGGCTCTCCGCCTAGAATACGTATGCGTCCTATCTTTAGTCCTTTTTCGTATACTTTATCCCAATCTGCTTTGAACTCGTCGAACGTCTCAACCCATGGCTCACTCAATGGTGAGAAGTGAGAGCATCCGGCGCAGTTCAAATTACAATGATTGGTTATATGGTATTCAAGTGATTGTATCATATTAATCCTGTAGAACCAAAGCCGCCAAGTCTATTCTCTTCATCAACTTCCATTACACTCGAAACTCGATAAAAAGCAGCCTTTGGGACTTCATTTAAAACGAGCTGACAGAACTTTTCACCCTTTCCAATAGTGAAATCGCTTCCATAAAGAATAGAAGTTACTTTTCCATCTTCGTCGATTGTAACGTCTTTGATGCACGGCTCTACATTCTCGATGATGATTTTAATTTCATCACGATATCCCTGGTCAATAGTGCCAGGTGTATTAGCTACACGAAGTTTTGTCTTGAGCGCGCGACCGCTTTTTGGACGAACCTGGAGCTCAAATCCAGGAAGAAGAGCAACCTTTAAACCGGTTGGTACAAGAACTGTCTCACCTGGCTTAACCGTAATATCCTCGAGAGCATATACATCTGCGCCAGAGTCGCTAATATGTGCATACTGCGGGATCTTTGCATCTTTATGGCAAAGCTCGATTGCGGTTGGCACAAGTCTCTTTGCGATACCTTCGGTATCATTGATAGCGCTAATCCATGCGGCGAAATATTGCTTAATGAAATCACGCTTCTGTGCGGAAAGACCGATCTTATCAATCTCTCCCATAAAATGTGTTACGTCCCGAGTTAAATCTTCAACCTTATGACCTGTTGCATTAAGACCCTGTGTAATTGCAAGCTTGTCATTCGGATTATTTAAACTCTGCTGAAGGGCTTGCATAATGCCAGGCGCCACAACGCCGAATGTATCTTCATCTGTTGCTAGAGCCTGAAGAAGAAGCTGTACTTCTTCTATACCCTCATTGTCCTCACCAAGCATTAACTTGAGAGCTTCCATTACCTCACTAACTTGACCCTGTGTCAAATCTGCCATTAAATTAAATCCTCCCAGAGGTCACCGAATACCTGAGTAATAGTAACAACCCAAGCCTCTGCGATAACCTCGCCTTTTGCCTTCTTTGTCTTATATTCAAAAGAGGCTTTCTTTACTACATATCCCTTTTCTTTTGCTTGTGCGCGAAAACCTTCAATCATTTCCTTTGCTTCATTCTCTGAAAGAGCGCGATACTTAGATGTTGTTTCAAGTAGCATTTCCTTTAATCTCCTTTTATTTTTTCTAGTGTAATTCTTCCAATACTATCCGTATCAGTACAATAAACTTTTCCTTCTTCATTCGTTTCATTGTAAACTGTTGGATTATCGATTATTTCGATAAAGGATGTTATGTTTGCTTCTTTGCGGCCTTCTTCATACACATCATTTATCAGTTTTTCTAACTCCTCTCTTGAGAATTTAAATTCATCATTATCATTGGAGTTAAAGTATTTAATAACCATCTATCTATCCCCCTTTACCTATGATTCTATTATACCAAAACTTTGAGGAAAAATCAAATTTTCTCACATTTCTCATGGCAGATAATTCTGCCGGATTGGCATTTCGGTACAAGCATAAAACGTAACTGTGGATCGACTAATTCCACCATCTTTGTTACTAGTTCACGAATCTCCCATTGTGCGCGCGAACATAGACGCTCATTTGCAATATGGATCAGCTCTCTCAAATTACAACTCATATAGAGTTCTGTTTCACAAGCGTTAGGCAGCAAAAAACGTGCGTCCTCTTTTGGTACACCAACATCAATCAATTCCTTATAGGCCTGCGCGATATCTTCCATTACAACACTATAGTCATAAACAGAAGCTGGAGTAACATAATCAAATTGATCTTCGTTACAGTAGCGCTGGCTTCTTTGAGTATAACTTGCTTGGCGGTGTCTAACTAATTGATGACTGCACGCTCTTGAAATTCCTTCAATTTTGAAGGTGAAATAAATATGCTCGAATACGCTATGGTGCCCATTCTTGTAGAGATGCTTTACGAGCTTCAATGGGTCATTTGGATCACTATCGTAACAGATCGACGCAATTTTTGCAATAGTTTCAATAGGTTTGTCTGTTTGTTGAACAAGAGTAACTTTCATTTTCTCTCCTTAATAGGCTTCATAAAGCCCGCAATTACATTCTCCAATATATCCGCTTTTTACTTTGTCGCGGAAATCCTTACACATACATTTTGTATCTTTTGTGCGATAGAGTGCGCATGGACAATATCCATCATTCTCTATGACTTGCTTTTGTGCCTCGCGCGCCAGATATTCATCACTATTGATACGAATACTCACTTTTAAACTCCTTTGCGTACTGGTTATCACTCGCAAGATTGACTCCCAATACTTCATCGTAGTGTGGTTTTTGATTTGGGCGGAAGCGTCCGAATTTTACGATTACTCCATACTTTAATAAAGACTCCCAATCTTCCGCAAGAATTTTATTTGGCTTCATTTGCCAACCACCGTACTGCCCGCGCATCAGTTCTTCTTCTGTGTAGCCGGTATAAATAACGACCGGATCTTCACAGTGATACTGTCTACGCAAACAATCAACAAATGAAACAACATCTAAAAAGGAGTCGAGAGGCTCCAACCCCGCCAAGACAATCGCCTTGGAGATAGGGTTGGAGAGATATCTCTCAATCAACTTTTCTTTTTCGATTTCGATATCTGGTTGTTTGACGAGCGCGCAGTTATGACAGAGTTGTTCTTTATTCTCCTTATCACACTTGAACGAACACACCGGAAATGCGATATACATAGCTGCGGTTTTGTAATTTACAAAATCCTCGTCAATAATACCTTTAATCTTCATTCTTTTCACCTTCTGCGCGGCCCGCAAGATAACCCTGTGTATAGCAGTCCTTTGCGTACTTCTGCATACGATAGTATGCAGAAGGGAAGAACGCTAACATTACTACGTCGAAACTCAATTCTGCGTCATCAGAAAGAACTTCGAACTTTTTGGTGAACGCGCGTAAAGTACGCATTGAAAGTGTGTCAAACTCAAGTTTCTGATCTTCCATTTATATTCTCCTTAATTTAGGATACCGCTATCATTTAATGGCATCCATTTTCTTTTTGAAAACTCTTCTTTTCTAGCTCTAGACCAAGAGCTAACCGGTACCCAGAAACCTACAACACGTGCAAATTCAGCAGCCTTGGGTTTTCCACAAACTGGGCAAATATCTCCATGGAAGTTGTGGCTATCTTCACATTGACAAGTTACACCAGTAATGGCATGATAAGTAACTCCTTGACTAGCAACCCAATTAAGGTTATTCCATGCTTTTTCAAAAGTATCAAATGGAGCATCAACATTAACGTGCATAATGCTTCCGCCATTACAGAACTTATCGAAGGCTGCGCAAATTTTTACGCGTTCCTGTAATGAAGCATCAATTCCAAGCGGAATCCATTGGTTACCATAAAGAGGAAGGTCTGTAATTACTTCGTCTGGATACAAGAACTCGTCTGCTCTTTGCATCTTAAAAGCTGCCTGTTCTGCTGGGACTTGTTCCTTATTCCACTTATAGTCTTTGTCTAAGCAGAACATATCACCAACATTTGTGATGGTCTTAAAAATACGATCGCCAAAGCTATATGCCTCTGGCTTATAGGAGGCTTTACCAAATTCATCAAACTCAACATATCCAAAAGCTCTCATCGTCTCATAGATACCATTGATACCAACTGTATTGTACTGTGATTTGAGAGATTTAAGGCCATGAGTATATGTAGGCAGAAGTCCTTTCTCAATGTTTCTCTTAATGATGCCTCTTACAATATCGAGGATCTTAAGGTCTTTCTCTACCAAATTTTTAAGCAGTACAAGATATTCCTGTTCGTTCTTTGCAATATAAGCAAGTCTTGCAAGATTTAATGTAGCGACTTTTACACTACCAACTTCGAGCGCGGTACCACCAATAGAGTTAAAGTAAGAGTCTGTAATATCAGACTTCAATCTACAACAATTAGAAAGACTGTTAACTGTACTATCAGTAAAGAAGTTGAAGATATTCCATTTACGAGAGGCTTCACAAGCCCATTTTGCGAAATCTTCATCAACGAATTTTCCATTCTGATATAAGAGAGATGCTGTTAATACCGGGAAGGTAAATACATTTTCTTCTCTTGTCTTATTAAAGACATCAATAAAGGCCTTTTGGAACTCGATGATTTCTTCTTCATAATCAATCATAAATGTTCCATCCGGGAACTCGGCGCCGCCAAAGATGGCTTCAAAGTAAGGGTGGTCAAATACAGTAACATTTGTAAATGCAGACTGATCGCCACGTACCCAGTTCTGATTTAACTGGAAAATTAAAGCTTGGATTTGCTGGTCTCTCTCAAAGATCGGGTCCTTATATCTGCCAGCTTTTTTATCTTTGTTCCAAAAATAGAACATATATGGAATAAGATTTGGCATACCGACCGCGCCCGACTGTCGTCTACTGAGATACTCAACCCACTTCATAATGAAGGATACGAATGTATCTAGATGTTGCGGCGGGTATGGTTTTGTACCATCATTAAAGAATAATCCCTTTTCAGCAATAGGTTTAAGGTCGGCCGCGAAACAATAATCCCAGAATGTAGAAGTATTGAAATCGTGAAGGTAGATGTCATAATTCCAAAGAGACTCCATCATCTCATTTGCAAACTTAAAACCATACTTCTTCTGTGCCTCATAGTAAATCTTGTTAAAAGCAATAAGCTTCTGGTGTGGCTTACTCATTTCACTAGTCATAGGAACGATATCCTTAACTTTTACATTTGAGTTACCATCAACCGATGCGTCCGCAACATTCTGTGTATCTACAAAGTTGTCGATGAAATTTACATAACTTAATGTATCATCATCAAAACCCTGAAGTTTGAGGAAATCCTCTCCATACTTCTCCACCATTCTATTGAACTGTGTGGTGAAGTTCTTACAAAACTTTACATTTATATTCATTCCTTACCCTCCTGGTTGAAGATCCATTTATTCGCCTGTGTAAAATCCATAAGCGGTCCATCATCAACCTGGAGCTTTGGCGCGGACGTCATTCCGAGCTTCTCCATTACATCCCTGTCATAACAGGTCTCAAATTCAATGCCCTTCATTTTCAGCTTCTTCTCAAGCACATTACATTTCGGGCATCCGATTGTGTATAAGACTACTTTCATTAGTCTGCCTCCTTGTCGCAAAAAATACAATGACCTGTTTCATCGAACTCATGCGGACAAATATCGCGCAGACGTCTATTGTCATCGACAGCGGCCTGTGCGCGCTTGCTCAGGGTGAACAGACCGGTACTTGCTTCTTGTTCGATAATTTGTAAGTTTTCAATGATTTTTTTGTTTACTTCAGTTCCACTCATTTACAATGTTCCTCCCATCAAATTTTACTTCGTCCCATTCATAGAATTTTTTGAATAGGTCATAGTTGTTTTCTCGTATATATTGAAATGTGTTTCGTATCTCATCAAAGGATAAATCCACATTTCGATACATCCATGTAGTGTAATGAAAATATGTGTTATCTCTACAGAATTTGTAGAGGTTTTGCGTATGCGGCGCGAAGCCGTCGCAGTATGAGAATCGTAACCACGTATTTAAGAGCTCAATGAGATCTCGTAGTTCTTTTGTTACGATTATTTGATCGTCATAATTAAGTAGAATTTTAATATGAGCCCTCCGCAAAAATAAGACCTGAACAAAAATTTTTGGTAATCTATTTATAAAAAAGTCGTTCTCCCCGGAGCATCCAAAGGACACATTATACCAAATCTGTTTTGCCATGCGTTGGTTTTCTATACAAAGCTTATTGAGGACTTCATCCGTCATTAAACCAAAATATTCAAGAAAGAAGGCACCAGGTATTGTAGGAATTTTAGACCATTGCGCGAGCTCGTCCGGTGAATAGACACGGATCGGGAATTTATTACCGACTGGATAGGGATTGATTCCCGGTTTTGATTTATATTCACGCTGGTTTGAGAGTTCGCAGATTAAATCATAAGGTTTTAGTGAAGCCAAATCATAATCATGGAGAAAAATTCCACTTACCTTATCCTTGAAGTTTCGCGCGAGCTTGTCAAAACTAAGCAAGTTTTTAGAGTCCGGCGCAAGACGGATATGCGCGCAATTCAAAATTCTTTTTATTTGAGTTAGTTCAGGATTAGTACGTCCGAAGTGAGTAATGAACGGATCATAGATATGCATATTCGGAACCGTTGCTTCGATCTTTGGCGGAAGGGGTACATAGATTTTATTCTCTGTAAATGCGCGCCCACTATACTCACTAGCCTGGTAGAAGAACTCGCGCGGAAATATACCATCTTCATAGTCTTTTCGTATAAAGAATTTCGTATATGGACCTGGGTTCAAAACAGGAGAAAGCACCGCGAGATGGTTATGCTGACGATAGTATGTAACCAGTTTCGCGCACTCTAGGTTTGGGATTACATTTTCATAGGTCATGAAATCGTAGTCATATACACCAAATGTACTCATAGGTGGGTATCAATCTCCTTGGTGACTTCACTAATTGCAGAATTGTGTTCTTCTATCGAACTTGTGACACTCTTTGCACGGCCAAGATAGGCCGCCGCGCTGTAGTACACAACAACAGAAATTATTACAATGATAGCAATTACAATTACCATTTCTATCAAAGTAAAGCCACGCTTATTTATCTTTTTCATTTTCCTATTTCCTTTCCGTCTATGGACATTTTAAAACCCATTGGGCGACGATAGCTTGTTCCACAATATTCACAATACTGTCCTCTGACTGGAGCGCCGCAGTTCTTACAAACCTCACCAGGATTTAGAAGGGTGTCCAATACTTCTACAAGGCCACTATCAGTCAATTCAAAAGTAAGATTTGTAAAAGAAGGTTGGCCTAATTCGGGTGGAACCCTAAGGTCATCTATGTACGTTTCATCGGGCGCAACCGCAGTTAAGGTAAAATCTGTAACCTTACCCATAGGTTCATAATTACCGTCATTATCTACCCAATACATCTTACCCATTATTTCTCTTCCTCGTTTCTGAAAGTTTCTTTTGTTGTACAAACATAGTCTCTATATTTATTTTTTGGTGGCTCTCTTTTTAATGCTCTTTTTATGCCACATAAAGCAGTATTTTCTTCAATATTTTCTTGTTGCGATAAATAAATACTTGCTTCTTTAATTGAATTAAACATCATTTTTTGACCATCTTTTTCTAAAATAGTGAATTTGTTAGAAGTTAGTCGCTTTCTAAAATCTGTAGTATGAATATCATTCATGTACATATAGCTTTCAATAGCACTTTTAGTAGTCCCAAGTTCTTCTGCAATTTCTTTTGTCTTATATCCTTTTTTCAAAAGGGGAACCACAAGTGATTGATCCCAATTATCGTAAGAGAGCCGGATTGGATAGTTAAAACCTTCTAATCTCCAAGAAATACCAGAATTAATTTTACCAATCTGCTCAGGGCTTAAATTAAATTTTTTTGCTATGTCAACAATTTTTAAATCTGAATATTTTAAATCATGTAATATTTCATTAACATAGTCTGGTACACATACATAGAACCCACTTTCAACTGGAGCCTTTATATTATAGCCATTTGGAGATAATGTATTGTAATGATAAATCCAATAGCTCTCCCTATCTGTTAATTTATCTGGAGAACATTCTTCTAATACTTCAAATTTGAAATTTTGTTCTCCATATTTTCGAAAGGCCCTATATAATAAAGTTGGGTTGTTTTCATCTTTTGCATCGCATTTATGTTCTGTCCAGCGACGATAAATATGTCTGCTTTGTCCTATGTATGTTTTTCCATTTTGTGTATTAGTTATTTTATAAATTCCACAAATATCCATCTTATCACCTCTAATATTAAGTAGTTTTCTATTATAAGAAATATATTTTTTTGCTAACAAATATTATTTTTCTTCAGTTCTACTATAAAAGGTGATATTATTATTTTCATCTATTGATTCAACTGTTTCAACAAGATGATAAGGTGTGCGACTATATTTTTTTGCCCTAAAATCATGCTCCCCATCTCGCACGCCTGTTACAACAATTATATTACCACGAGAAAATTCGCTTTTGCGCAATACGTGCTTATGTCCATCCGCGCCCTTTTCACTAATTTGTCTGTCATAATTCTGGAATACTCCATAAATCTTTACAGTTACTACACCATCGGTAGTTAACAAAGTAACGGTCTTCTTCGCCTTATCCCTGTCTAACACAGTTCCAACGATACGCGCCAATTTGTAAATCGGAACCATCTTACCTTTAACCGGGATATAACGCTCTATTTGTGGCACAGGATCTAGTGCGCCAAACTCATCCCAACCATAATCGTCTGGATTGATGTGCGCAAGCTCGTGTTCGTGAACATAACAACTAATTGCGTCCATTTCCCACTTGCTAATAGAACCTTTACAATACTTGTCCCACACATCGCTCATCAATCTATCATTCATTTTCTTGAGGAGGTCATCTGCATTTGACTTGATGAATGGGCGGATCTTGTCCATCCAACTATCATAAATCTTCTTCCACTTTACTTGACTAATTTTGAATCCACTCTCTGTGTCTGCTGGTTCCAAAATATCCAAATCAAAATTTTTCTCATAAAAGCTGAACGCGATTGAGTCCATTCCAAAATATGTTGCGTTGAGTTTCTGCTTCTTCAAATACTTATTATAATTGAAGACGCGGCGCACCATATCATACTCGTCTGGGATCAACCCAAAATCAATCAACATCTTCATATTCTGGAGTGTGACCCTCTTCTTACAATCGCTAATCGACGCTACATAATCTTCCATTAATTCAAACCTATCACCAAATGCGTCGAAAGCGCCCGCCTTAATCAAGTTAATCATCTGAGGTTTGTTGACTTTTACTTTTGAAAGAAAATCATCAATTCCCGCGTAAGGGCGTCCTTCAATAATTGCCTTGATGAGATCCGCGCCAATTCTTGTGATACCAGAAAGTCCATATCGGATTGTGTTGTTCTCAATGTCTGGGGAGAACGTGTAAGAAGATCTGTTAATATCCGGAGCTGACACTCTGACACCTGTAGATCTAATCTTTCCA